TTTTATATAATCTAAAAACAATACAAAAAACGTCAGTAATACACCAACGCACGCACCAAATAACAGTGTCACCCACACACTCATGATTTTGCCCTCTTTACTGTCCGGTATCTCCCGTATCGGCTGGCTCATAGTAAAGGTATCCAATCTCTACTAAATCTCCAGCGTTAGGAATTACAGTAAAATAAATAGTATTATCAGAAGAATTATAATACCAGTCATGACTCAAGGAGCCGTTTATAAAAACCCTTATCGCAGTTAACGGATCAGGCTCATAAGTGAGAGCCAACGATTCATATGGATCCACTGAATGTGTGGCGTCAGTCACGCCTGGAGCCCAATCTTCGTCACAAATATCAACTACTGTACCACCTAGTGCATTAGTAGCGTCCATATACCTATCCCCAACATCGATGGGGCTCGGAGTATGGTCACACAACGACGTCGTTGCATCTTGATTCACAACACTAGCCATGAAAACAGAACCCATTCTTTGGGTCTGATACCAACTTAAGAAATCTGCTGGACTTGGGTATTCAACATCACTTTGTTCCTCTTCATCAGAAACAAACACTACCAATAAGCCTGCATCGGGTCGCATCCAAGTTGATGAGTAAGGATTCAGTGTCATATAATCATAAACAGAATTAAAACCCTCTTCAAAAGGAGCAGATACCAGCGTACTTAACATAGCCTCCGCATCAGTTATGGTATCGCCTGGCACCAATGGAAACTCTGTACTTAAAATTGATTTGTTTGGATCAGCGCTAATCATGACCAATCTCCAATCTGCTGTTGGAAGAGCACTGAGCATAGCTTGGATGCCATTTAACAATTCAGCATTATACCTACTCATTGAACCAGAGCGATCTATAACCCATAAAATATCAATTCCATCGATCGACATCGGTTGAGTAAATGAATCAACCCATATATCACCATGTTCAACAGGTACTTCTACTTCAATATATTCCGGGATTTCTATGTAAACAGTTTCACCGGGTACTTCAACTTCTATGTATACGGTCTCACCCTTGTCGCCTGTAACAATAGCGTAATCTGGCTGCTGACAGCCAGCAATGAGACATACTGCTGCTAAAAGCAGCTTGTTGATTAATTTGAGTGCCATCCCTATTAGTAGGTAGGGGGCGCCTCGGGAAAAAGTTGATGTTCTCGTACTTTTTTTATTTTTTCAGTGGTTTCAATGTATATTTTGTAATCATAGAAGCGATCTTCTGGTAAGCACGCTAGTATTAAACAGCGATCTTGAATCTCCCTCAAAAGATAACTTTCGTCGTTAGGGAAAGGTTTATAAATTACCCAGTCATCCACTCTATATTTCATCAGTAATGTGCTCACTAACAATTTGATAGAGGTCACTTGGTCTCATATCAATCTTGTCATATATATGCACAGAACTCCAATTCAGCACCCCACATAATACAAGAGCATTCGTAATCCACTCACTGCAATACCATTTATTTTTTGATTTAACTTTAAACGGAGTGAATTGTGATAACAGCATACCCCACCAATCATATACATTATCTTTGGTATTCTCGTAAAATTCCATTATTGAAGAATGTTGTTCTTCAGTTACGTTAATTGTAATAAAATCCCACTTCTCTAAATCAAAATCAGTTTTTAATCGCTTTGAAACTTTTGATTCTAAGAAGGGACTAATCGAAATCCAAGTAAAGTTATCAGGCATAACTAATTCGGCGTGGCTATAGACACTTTTTGTCCACCAACGAATAATTTTATGTTGCCAGCCTTCGCCGCCTTTATAAAACGCTACTTTTATTTTCATCTTATCATAATACTAGAAAAATAGTCTCCTACTAATATTATGTATTAGCGATCTGAGATATTCGAAACAATTTTTATATAACATGAGGGTAATTTTTCAATTTGTCCAGTTTTGAACCATCTAATAGTAATTGAATCGTCTGCAAAGTGAAACCATTGAATTTTCTCATAGCAACCTTTTTCAACAGCTAATACTGTTCCTGTTAATAATTCATCAGGTGACACTGCTATCCAGTGTACTTCACAAACTATATCACCAACTTTTACTAATTTGTACTTTAAATCTTTTTGAAAATCTGTAAGTTCTTTTCTATCGTTTTCAATACTCACATAGTAGATAGGTGGTGGAGATGGCGGGAGTCGAACCCGCGTCCAAAATAATTCCAACTGTAGTCATTCACAAGCTTATTCAGTTTCTATCACAAACTGACAAAGATAGATGGTCATAAAGTATCGCTTACCATCTTATTGCGATAAGTTTTTTGATTTTTACAACTTATCTGTTGTGTTGATTAGATTGGATAGAAGGTTCTAATCGACCTCCCTACTAAGCGGCTAAGCGCTGTTCGAAGTGGTTGTTGTTATTTGCAACTATTGTTTTTGAACTGTTAAGGTCGTATCTAACCTGCTTGCACTATTCCTCTTCTTTACCTTGTCGAATCCATATCATCCCCGTGATTTCTTGACTATTACACCTAAAGGTTCTGAATTTTTAGCATCTAGCCAAATCAATGTTTCGTTACCTTTCTTTTGTTTCTCTGTTCTATCAAAATTAATTTTCTTTTTGGCTGCTTTTATTGCTGCAGCTTCAGAAGAATGTTTGCTGAGAAGTTCACCCATAATATAGTGTCCATCCCATTTATATACTCTCCACATGTTCCCTTCCTTAGTTATTAAAAAGCCAGTGCAGTTCTCTTGCTCCCTGCCTGCTATCCTACAGTTTATTTGGTTTAAACTCCGCGCTTCGGAGGCACATTAATAGGCATGGTGCCACACGTTACCCTAGTATACTGGCTTTACTTTCAAATGTCAAATATCAATATTAAATTTTTTACATGCTAGTTTAAAATCAGCATATGTCAACCCCAGGAACCTGGCAGCATCTTTTTTAGATTTAGTCGTTGAAATTGCAAATTTAAGTAGAGCGTCCTTAACAATATATATTGAATTACGCCAGATATCAAACCCATAAAGCCTATTGTTTATGTGGTTGCATGCAAGTTCTAATTTTACAGCTATCAAGTCTTCTAAACTAATAGCATTAATAGCTACTAAAGTTTCATCAGTTATTAAAGCTTGATCTTTTAGATTAGTTATTATACTAGTATTTAAGCTAGTTGATTTGTTAGTTCTGTTAGTTTTTACTTTCATAAACTATCACTAACCAGCACAACTAAAGTATAACGGTTTTAAAAAGCTTGTCAAGTACTTTTTTTTAAAAAGATTAGATTTCGAGGTCAAAATCATCACCACCTTCGGGTTCAGTTGTGGTTGTATCTTGTTGTTTTGCTTGATCATATGCTTGATTAGTAGGTTCTGTGGCATTGGGGTCAAGTTCTTTTTCGAATTTATCGAAATACATTTTCACATTTGCGAGCAAATAGTCAAAAAACAATTCTTGATCTTCCGGATTGGCCAAAAGTTCATACGAATCAATAATGTTGTTTTCAATTTTCTTAAAGCATTGATAAGCCATATTCCTACCAGTTTCATCGCCACCTAAATCAGATCCAAACGAATCTTTTGGGTCTGCCTCTTCTTCAGGCTCTTCAGCTGCTTTTTCAGCGTCAGTTCTAATGTCAATAAATTTGTCTGCTTCCGCAGGCTCTGCATCATCGATGTTCACTTCGACGTCCTCTTCGATGTCCTCTTCGATGTCTAAATCAAATTCTTGAAGAGTGCCAGCCGAATCTTCACCAGCTTTGTTATTCACTTTAGCAGGTGTAAGTGTTTGAATAATCGCATTACTAATGTGAGCCCTAAATGACTCACGCTGTTCGGAACTAGTCGTAAGAGATTTAAAATCGGTTTCTAACACAGGAACAATTTTTTTCAACAGTTCTTCTAATACATTGATTCCAGTAGACTTATTCGGTGCTGGATCAACATCAGGTACTTCAGATTCCGACAGCATCTCCCCTATTTCGTGCTCAAGCAGTTTGCCCAATAAGGAACGAAACTTTTTTTCTTCATTAAGCTTTTTTTGCTTGACATGACGGATTAAATGTCGTATATTATGTCTAAGGGTTTTCTCTTCTTGGTTCATCTTAAAATGCCTCTTTCTTTAATTAGTTTCATAACTTCATTCGCGATAGCTATATTCTCATTTCTTTTTCTGGGATCTCTTTTCTTGGGTTTACCCGACCCAGATGCCAAAGGGACACCTATCCCCCCTGTTAAGCCACCACCGGCATTAGACGATAGCTCATCTACCTTAGCTTCAAGTCCAAGAGTTCTTAGGACGCTATCAACGTTTTCTTCACCAACAAATTCAGCTATCTCAGCGCGATTTTCTGGATTACCGAGGGCATTTCGAAAATCAGTAGCACTAAAGGGTACTCCATTTGGTCTTTCTGAGGGAATAACAGCAGAACTTTCTGGTGGTATTAATTCCACCCCATCCTTAACATATTTGGCTGCTCCGGTCCATCGTTTCCAATCATCACCTTTGGTGCTAGCACCTAGGATGACTGTGTCACCAATATTAATAGGACCGTCTTCGCCAACGTATTCATATGCAGCGCTTATTGGAGAAGCGTGGCTTGATATCTGTACATCAACGTTACTCAAAGGAGCAACTAAAGTTCTCCAAATAGCTTCTGAGTCTTCTGATGTGATTTCGCGACCATTTGGTAATTTTCTCCCACCTTTAGTTGGTCGAGAGATTAAGATAATAACCTCATCTGCACCAGCAGCGTATTTTCGCACCATATCAAGGTGTCCTTTGTGAGGAGGTTTAAACGCTCCTGGGACAATAGCGATAGTTTTTGGAAAATCAGAATCAACGACTGGATCGTCATCCTCATCCTCGATATCAAACTCTTCTTCACTTAATTGACCTGTAAACTTCTCACCTTTATCAATAGCAAAGTTTGCTTTACTAAACTCTAAACGGTCTACAAATTTAATTCCGTTACCTCTGTGGTCAACCGCTACATATCCTTCTGGGTTGGTTACCATCAAATTACCCGAGCCATCGTCAACAAAGTGCTTAGTATTATAAACAGCATTGTTGTATTTTTCAATAAATATGTTTTTGGCTTCAAATAACAAACGGCTTACTTTAAAAATATTAAGAATATCATTTTTGTTCGCACTAAATGAGGCTATGGTTTCTGAAGCATTTTGAGTTGCTCTTTGCTTGCCTTTTTCACTTTTTAGTTTGTTTACTTTTGTTTGTGCGCGCTTAGAAAACCAGTTAATGAATCCCTGGAACGACTCTTCGGGATTGTCAAGAAAGCTACCTGACTTAATCTCACTGTTTATATAAATATTTAATAATGCAAATGGTAAATCTTCGTAATTTATTTGTTCATTAACTGCATCAGCCTCTTTTACTAATTCAAGGACCTGTGCTTCTTCATCTTCTGTGAGTGTGACAACACCAGTATCATCCGTAAAAAATGCATCATCAAACCACACACCCGGAGCACGTCGCAACCCAGAGACATCAGCGCCGAAACTAGCACCGCCGTCTAGACTATTATATGTTGTATGAAATACAATTCCAAATTTAGCTTTCTTAATTTCTCTACCTAAATCAGAATCAACAGGCACAGCATATACAATAGTATTTGGCTTAAACCGATAATGTGGTTCACCATCGATATTAACAGTCTCAATCATTTCATCATCAAACATAAAATCACCTTGCAATATGTTTTTGATGTTAAGTTGAGGGAGATATTCAAGAGCCTTCGTAAGTTTATCAACTAATCCCGGCGCATGCCCATGATTTTTTATTATGTCATCAGCAGTATAATTAATCTTAGGTACTTTATTAAAGATTGACTTGGTACCTACAAAAAATTTACCATTATCCGGATTTATGCCGGCAAAGATTGCAGGCGCTCCGTCCCATTTAACGGACGTTTGAATTTTAGATGAGGAGTTACCCCTCAGAGTTTTTAAAAGCTCCAAGAGGAAGGCTCTAGCCATCTTATAACCCTCTGGTCCTTGGGTCAACACCAATTCCTCAAGGTGAGTAAGGTGGGTGTTAGCTTTGGCCATTATTCGTCACCTTTACTTTCTTCTAATAATTGCAACTTTTCGTGAAGGTCCATATTTTCATTCATGATTCTACGCGCATACTTTCGCACTTCACGAATGTGCTGCTTT